CTACCCGCGCCGCTCGATTGCTCCAGCGGCAGCAGCAGCAATCGCTGAGGCTAGCAGCTGATCCATGCTGTCGTACACCCCACCTGCGAACTGCGACGGTACGGGCGCGAGGCGGCGCATCCAGGCGACGTAGACTTCGGCCGGGACGGGGATTACCTTCACGATCTGGAGCGCTTCGGCGAAGGTCTGCGGAGGTCGGCCCGAGCCGACGTCCTGCTGGTCCTGATTCATACATAGTCCTTTCGATTAGGCTGCTTCGACGAGTTCCTCGGCTTCGGCGAGACGTTCGGCCTTCGCGTCAGCGATCAACTCGGGATCGCGAAGCGCGACCTCAGCCGCGTGCTCGTCGGTTTGATGGCGAACGACATACGGTTTGTCTCCGAGATCGGCGGCAAGACAGAACCAGCAGATCGAGACGTAGCCGTAACGCGCGTTGTAGTGTTCGTTGGTGAAGTCGGCGCCGCAGGCGGGGCAATGCGGATCGGCCGGCGCGATGGTGGTCGTGGTACCTGACGAGCCGCGAATCTTCGTCGCGCCACCCTGCGCATAGACGATCGCTCCTCCGGTCGGATTGGCTGCCGGAACAATGGCCGCGTTCGCGATGAACACAACGCCCTGTCCGCCCCCGGTCGAGATCGGCCCACCGAAGCCTGCGCTTCCGAAAGGGTCAAGCGTCAACGCGTCGACAACCCCTCGGGCGATGCTCGCGACGGTAAATCTGAGGCCGCCCGAAGCGTCGCCCGAAACGGAGTTGTACTTGTAGGGCGTGATCCCGGTCGTGCATTGGATCGCGCCGCCGTCGTCATAGGTGAAACCGAACGCGATCCCGGCGCCGATGTTTGCAGCTTGGGGTGACGTGTCGAGGATCACCTGCGCGGCGCGCATCGATCCACCGGCCGCCCACGGTGACGAGTCCGAGATGGAGAGCTTGCCGCCCGACGGCCAGGTGCCGCCGATCCCGACGCTTCCGTTGCCGTTTGAAAAGGTGAGGGCCGATTTCCAGCCGGTGCCGCTGGTGAAGCGGTCGAGGGCGAGATTGGAGGAGGTGTCGATGCGGAAGTTCCAACGCGCCGCAGTCGTGTCACCGAGGAAGAGTCCCGAGGCGCCTGCCGACGCCGAAGGTGTTTGCCACAGCTGAAACCTCGAGAAGCCTTGCCCCGCGACAAAATCGCTTCGGAGCACTGCGGAGAACTGGTCGCGGATCGCAGCCGCAAAGGCGTAAACACTCTTGTTCGTCCGCGGTTCGAGCGGATCATAGGTCATGGTCATTGAATGGATTTCTCCTTCGAGATCAAATCGCGATGGTGCTAAAGATTCCGCCGACGCCGCGATCCCACACGCTCGCGCGAACCGGCACTCCGGCGAGTGGCGCGCCGGTGACGTTGTATGCGCGCACGGTGAAGGTGGCATTCGTCTCGTCCTCGGGAACGAGTTGAACGGGTGCGGAGTAGAGCGGGCGCGCTTCGACGGAAACCGTTTCGGTTACGCCGAGTTGCTTGTCGGCGGGCAGCGTAAAAAGCGCGCGGCCGTCAGAGCCGGTCGTAGCATCGTAGACCCCGATAAAGACCTCGATACGTCGCGTAGTCACGTAGAAGATCGGCTCACCTTCAGCACGCACGACCACTTGCGCCCACGGGTCATTGGTGGAGAGATGTAGGCCGAAGCGCGGATGCATACCGGCGGAACCCGCCGTGAACTTCGAGCCGAATTGTGAGCCGCAAAATGGCTCAGCGATTTGATGTGACTCCGTGAACGAGCTGCGGCCGATACGCTCCTCGCGCGCGAGCCGCACACGATATTCGAGGTTGCGCGTCGAACTGCCGCCCGTGGTCGTTCCCATGCCGGTGATCGTGCCGGTTGCGTTCGGCGGCAGCGGGAAGCACAGCTCCGCGCCGCTGCGGGCGGCGTCATAGTCATCCAACGTAGCGAGGCCGTTGGTGCTCATGTACGCCGCGATGTCATCCCATGTGTCCTCCCGCGAGAGGAGAAATTGCAGTCGTCCCGAGTTGACGCCTTCCGCGATCATGCTTCCTGTCCCTTTGAGGTAATCGGGCGAGGGACTGAGTGCGTTGAAGACGAAGAGCGGAGAAGGAGTCTCGGTATAGCGGCCTACCGGTTCGTTTGTGACGAAACAAACTGCGGGAATCGCCGAATAGCGCTTTCCGCTGTCGATCGCGCAAATGAAGTACGTATGGCCACCGTACGGCGGCTCGTCATCGAACGAGAGCGCATCCGGCTTACCGATCGGCGTCGCGGCGGTCCAGGCGTCGAGCAACGCTTGCCCGGTGAGTCCGGAGGAGTCTCCATATTTGCGGCGGATCTCGTATCCGACGAGATCGAGATCAATGGACTTTTGCCACCGCAGAGTTACGCGTCCATCATTCACAGCGGCGCGGAGTAGCGGGACGTTTGTCGGTGGCAACGTCTTTCCCTGTGCGGTGAAGGGATAGACGACCCCCGCAGAGCGACGACCAAAGATGTTGCGGACCTTGAACTGAAAATTGAATTGCTTCGCAATCTCATGCAGCGGTGCGACGCCCGGCGAGGCCTTGAATTCCGTAACGTACGTCCACGCTCCACCGGCTAAATCCGAATAGACCTCGACCGCATCAACGAATGGATACCCGGCAGGAGGCGAGTAGCTGATGATTGCGCGCGTCTTGACTATGCCGCTCTGTTCGTCGTATTGGTTCTCTGCTACATCGATCTCACTGAGAGCGAGGTCAGGAGGATCGACGTCAGCGTCAGGCGCGGTCGAGGCGATGCGCGAAGCGCTCGTCGCGACCGCGTCTGAGTATCGCGCCTCGTTGTATTCGCTGAGGACGACGTCATACGCGTTATCCGCGAGCAGCGTCCGCTGCACGACGCGAAAACGTTGCGAGGCCAGAAACACCCTTGTCGACGATTGCGTGATGACGTCGCCCACAATGGAAAGCGCCGTGTTTCCCGCCCACCTCACCGATAGCTTTCCGTCGAACTGAAAGGCATTGAGTAGAAACACCGCGAGCCGCTTCGCGCGGCCCGCGTTCCTGATCCACGGCAAGCGGTATGTCGCAGTGACTCGTTCCTCGAGGCCTGCCTTCAGCGCGTCGGTTTCCTCGTCATGAGGAACCTCAACGTAGCCGTTCGCGGCATCAACCCAAATCAAGCGGATGTGATTGACGACGTCAGTTGGCTCGCTCCGTTCGAACACCGGTTCCGTGTCTTCAGCGAGATGCGCGTCGGTGTATGTCGCCGACGATTCGGCCGGGCGGTCAATGACGAGACAGAACTGTCCGCCTTGATAAGAAAAGAAGCTATCGCACAGCAAACGAAACGTCTTGAGCCAGTCTTCGACGTCGGCAGAGTCTCGGATCGTGATGTCCGACTCGTAACGGCGCGAGCCGTCTGGCATCAGCTCATCGGCGAGATCGGCGCCCGCGATGATGGTCGCGGTGTTGATGAGCGAGGCGGGTATCGCCTTGCCCGACGTGCGCCGCACGTAGTCATAGAGCTGCAGAACACTGTTGCGCGTGAACCGTGCAACGTTGTCGCGCGGATCGAGGCATACGAGTCCCTCATAGATGATCTCAAGCGTCGGAACGCCGCTACGCCAGAAGTAATCGAGACTCCACAGCTTGACGAGCAGATACGCGGCGCCGGCGAGCGTCTCGTTCCATGTGGCGCAGACCGCCGCGAACTCCGGATCGACCGGCTGTACGGACGACCCGTCTCGATACCAGACGGAAATCCCGCCTGCTTGCAGGGTCGGGAAAACGCCGCTCGCTCCGAGCGTGGCACTTGTGACCCGAACAGACAGAAGATTCCCGCACAGTCCTTCACTTAGCGGGACGATGTACCAGAACGCATTCTCGTTCGTTGGTTTGTAGTGATAGAGAATGCGCTCCGGGCCAGCAACGAGCCGCTGAAGTCCGTATCCAAGCTCAACGAGTCCTTTCTCGCCACTAATCGAAACATCACGCGACACCGGGGCCGTGCGGTGAGTAACGGAAGGACGCGGCACTTCCGGATCGCCGCCGAGCTTCGGCGGGTAGTAGAAATCGGGCGGGAGTGAGGGTGGTGTAATCGCACGAACGCGCGGCATTACGATCCGATCTCCTCGACGAGATGGATCTCGACTCCCCACAATCCGCCGTCGACCGGAACGGGCTTTACCGTCGCCGCGCTGTTGGGCCCACCGTCGTACCAGACGAGAAAGCGACGCCGCGCATACGCCGCCGTGAAACTGATGTCCGACCCGGCAGCGGGCGTGCTGGCGGCGGAGAACTCGATTTCATCCGCACCTTCAACGCCGGTTCCGGAGAACAGCGTGGCGGCCGTCGTGGTCGGGCCGACACGGGCGACGAGGCCTTCGCACTCCTTCGCTGGAAGCATGAAGCGGCGCGTCGATCCGTCTCCGGTAGCGACGTGAATCGGACGCGCCCAAGGGATGCGCCAGAAATCGAAGAAGGTGAAGGTCTCGCCCTTGTGTGCGTCGTAATGCGGGTAAAGGACTTGCCACATCGTGGCGTCGTCCTCCATGCCGTAGCGAAGGGTGAAGCGGCGTCGATCGTACGGAGAGTGTTGATTGACCTGACGGCTCTTATTCGCCAGGTCGAGCACCGTCTGATCGGCTTCCGATTCCCAAAAGTATTCGAGCGAGGGATAGAGGTCAGGGAACGGGTTCGCCAATCACGCTCCCCACCGGACGGAGACTCCGTCCGGCACCGTATGTGAGGTCATGACCTCGGCCCACGTGCGCGTCGGCGTCGATCCCTTGCGGCCGGCGAAACGCGTGCAGGTGATCGTGACAAATGCGCCGCGAACCACCGGCTTTCCGGTGAAGCCGGAGAACCACAGCTCCGTTCCGGCGACGCTCCAATTTGCGTCGAACCAGACGCGCCGGATTGTCACCGGCTTACGACGATTCGCGTTGTTGTAGGCGAGATCGCTGACCGCGCCGTTTGCGTTGGCAACCGTCAGCGAGGCCGTCACCGGCTGCGTGTCTTCGAGCGACTCGACGACCCCTGAGGCGGAGACGTCGAGGGGCGTGTAGGTCACGCCGTCGATGACGAGGCCCGTTGGATATGGCGTCCAGCGGCGCGGCGTTGGCGTGTCGATCGACACGACGAAATTCGTGCGCTTGGTGTTGTCAGGGACAAGCACCATTACGGCCGGAGTAAGCGACGCCGGCATTCACACCCTCCCTGTTTGTTTGTGTTCGTGTTTGTTAGTCGGAGTAGCCGTGCAGCACATCCGGGTCGCGCCGGATGCGGCGGATGACGCGCTCCTCGACGGTGAAGCCGAGTTGTTCCAACAGGCCGCGCCCGTCGCCGGTGATGCGCAGCTCACGCTCGCCGTTGTCGGCAATTTGCCGAAGCATCTCGACCACGGACTGCATCTCGCTTCGTCCGCTGGCAGCACCACCACCAGTGCCGCCGAACGACTGATTGAACGAGCGAAGATTTGTGACCGCGAGCGCGATCCCATCGTCGAACTGCGTCCAGTGCGCGTTTAGTGAGGACGGAAGAGAAGCGTCCAGCATCGAACGAACGCCACCGATGCGCGCGGTGTAGTCGGTGAGAGTTTGTACGGTCGCGCTCAGGGCGGCGGAAATCGGATCGGTTATGACGTTCGATCCGCCGGAGGAACCTGATCCCGTTGCGGTTGCGCGGAACTTCGGCGTGAGTTTCCGCGACTCGTCGGTCGGCGCCTCGCGGTCCGGCTGCTGGTCGACCGGAGCTGTGCCGCCCCCACCGACCGAATCAAGCAGTGCGGACGAAGCCTTCATCAGCATGTCGGCGGCAGAGGCCATCAGGTCCGCCGTCTTGCGGTGCTGTTCGTCGACCGCGTCCTTCGCCTTGCTGATTTGGCCGCCGCTGATCGCCTCGACGTCATCGACGATCTTGAGAAGCTGATCGCGAAGTTCCGGGTTGTTCGCGCCGAGCGAGAGCGCTTGTGAGATGTAGCTGTGAATTTGTTGCGTGACGCTCTGAATCTGCTCCGGATCAGTGGAGATGAGAAGCTGCGAGCGCAGCTCGCGAATCCGTTCGAAGTCGAACTCGAGCTCGCCGTTGTCGTCGAGCCCCGCGAGCTTGATCTGGTCGCGAAGCTGCTGGCTCGATTGCGCAATCGCGTTCTGAATCGCGTCGATGCGCTGGAGGTACGCAATCTCTTTCTCATACTTCTCGTCCGCGAGCCGGTTCACCTCCTGCGCTGCCGCGAGCTGGTCGGTCACATCGAGCTTCGACATCGACGCGACGAGCTGCGCAAGCGGATCGTTCATCGCTGAGATGCGCGAGAGTTCCGTTTGCGACGTGCGCTCACGTGCAACCGACTCCAGCTCATCGAACGGCGCACGGAAGCGGTCGCGATTCGATCCGGTTCTAACGACGGCATCGACATACGCGGCAACGGCGTCGTGCAGTTCCTTGCCCTGCAAATCGCCGAAGTGTTGAAACTCCTGGTCAATCCGCCCTTGTGACACGCCGAGAAGCGCAAGTCCTTTGCGGATGGCATCCGCATACGCGGTAAAGACGCCTTGCGGCATCGTTTCGCTCAGGAATGTCGAGAGTGATTGGAGCGCGTTCTCGTCGGTGATGTCGGCGGCCTCGACGCCTCCATTGATCGAGACGGCTTTGACGTCTGCCCGAATCTTCGCGCGCAGCTCTTCGGGAAAGAGATCGATCAGCGACTGATACGACTTGATGACGTCGTTCACCTGCCGCTGAACGTCACGCGTGACGCGTCCACGCGCCGCCGCCGAGATGCCTTTTTCAACGATCGTGACGAGGCCGAACTGATTTGCGGCGGCGGTGATCGCGACCTCGATCTGATCCTTTCCCTTCTGGATCGCGCCGCCGATCGCCGTGCCGATCGCGGAGCCGATGATTGCGCCCACACCCGTGGCGCCGAAAAATGACCCGATGACCGCGCCGAGCGCGCCGCCGATGGTGCCGCCAAGCGAAGCATTTGAATTCGGCGCCATTGCCTGCCCGATGCCGCCGACAAGCGAGCCGATGCCTGCGCCCGCGAGCGCAGCATCGACGCCATGAAGGTTGTTGATCTGCGTCATCAGCTCGGAGAGCTGGCTCACAATGCTGTCGCCCGTCGCGATCGTGCGCGTGAGCATGTTCGAGAGCAGATGCGACCAGATGGACCCGAGCTGTTTTGTGAACTTGTCGAATGACTGCGCGAGATCGAGCTGACCGTTTACGAAGTCGTCGAGCAGGCCATTGATCGCCGACTGCACGGCATCAACCGAAGCAAGCACGCTGTCGGTGATCTGCTGCGGAATCTTTCCGATCTTTTCGCGGATCGTCCGCTGCACCCTGTCGGTCCAGGCGCCAAAGCCGACAAGCTGTTCTTCGCGTTGTTGCTCGGCCTCGTCGTTGTCGCGACGATCTCGGCGTTTCTTCTCGTCTGCGAGCTTCGCGAGAATCTGATTCTTGACGCGTTCGTCACTTACTTCGCCCTCGACCCGCTCTTTCTCAGATTCGAACCATTCCTTATTCGCGTTTAGCTTTTCCGCGAGCGCGCGCTCATCGGCGTCCTTGATGAGCGCGATCCGATCGGATTCGATTTGCGATCCGATCTCTTTGGTTGTCGATCGCAGCGCCCGCATGTTCGCGACGGTGCGTTCGTTGATGGTTCTGATCGCATTGCTTGCGGCTTCGACCGCCTGCGCGTTGAACGAGTCATTGACCGCCTGAACGTCAGCCTTATAGTCGTGGCCGATCTGGGCGAACTTTGCGTTCTTCTGCGCCTCCGCAATCTTGGCAAGCGCCTCCCGTTGCTGCCGCGCAACGTTGTTGAGCGCCTCGGCAACGGGATCGCCGGCGGCTTCGCCTTTCTTGCGAACCTCGTCGATGAACGCGAGGTATTCGTCGAAGGCTTTCTGAACCTCTGGCGCAATCGCCGGGCCGGTCGCCCCACCCTTGGTTTTCGGCGTGACGGAAGCCTTTGCGGCGGCATTGGTGATTTCATCGATCGGCTTGCGGAACGCCGCTGCAATGCCGCCAAAAATCGTTGCGGCGATGCTTGGGAGCTTCTCCTTCGATTTGAGGGACGCTTCCATCTTGTCGAGCGTCTGGTCGAAGAGTGCGCCTCCGATCTGCCATCCCTCGGATAGATCGGCGCCAACCTGCCGAAAGTCGTCGAGGGGTGAGTAGGCTGCTTTAGCGGTGTCAAGCAGTTCCCTTGTGTTCGCCGCGAACGCCTTGAGCTGCGCCCCGCCAGGTACGAGTGCCGCCGTACTGTCGGGAATCTGCGCTACCAACGCCGCTGCTTCGCGGATTGGCTCGATGACGACCTGCACAAGCGAACCGAAAATTGCCCTCGCCCCGTGCCAGAGAGCTTCGAATTGCGTAATGAGTGACTGAACGAAGGCGGCGGTTACACCGCCGATGAAATCCCATGTGGCCCGGATGTAGGCCGACACCGGCCGTCCGCCGACTTCAATCTCGCCGAATTCGCGCGCCTTCTCCCACAACAGCGCGAGCGCGATAATCGCGGCGATGGTCAGGCCGATCGGCGAGGTGATTGCCGCAATTGCGGCGCCGATCAACCCGTAGGCCGCCACAGCAATGCCGGCGACCGTTCCAATTGCGGCGATCTCTTTAATGAGATCGGAGTGCTCGCGGCCCCACGCCGCAACGCGCGAGATCGCCTCGCCTACCGCACTCGTAATGATCGTGACGACGGCCGCAATCTGCGGCCCGTTCTTCATGACCGTCTCTCCAACTCCCGCTATGACGCGCTTGACCCCGTCGAGCGAAGAGTTGATCGCTTTCGAGACGGTCATATCGATCATCTCGGCGACGTTGACGATGACGCCGGAAAGGGTGTTGGACTGCGCTTGCGCCGCGACAGAGATGGCGTCTGTTCGGCGGATGATTTCTTCGTACAGTTTCCCGGCGGCGATGGCTTTGTGAACAGACGCGTTATCGAGGCCCAGCTTCCGCGCAATCACCGAGTCTTCAGTGATCTGTCCCATGAACAGCGAATTGACTTCCTGACGCAGCTGGTCCATCGGCACGTGAAATGCGCCCGCCGCCTGGACGATGCGGATTGTCGATTCGAGGATCTTGTCGAGGTCTTGTTTGAGGCCCGACGATTTCGCGGCCGACAACGCCGTCGCGAATGCGTCGCCGATCTGCGGCACGGTTGCCGACGTATCGATCGCGCGCTTCTGAATCGTTACGAGAAGACCGTCGGCCTCGGACAACCCCGTCTGAAATGCGGCGTTTGCATCGAGCAGCCGGCCGTTCGAATCTATGTACTGCCGATTGGCGGCGAGGATGGCCGCAATCGAGTTGCGCTGAGACTCGAGCTGCTGGTTGTAGTCATAGCCGCGCTTGACGAGCAGACCCACGCCGCCCGCTCCCGCAAGGGCGGTTACCGATAGGAGCAGCCCACGCAACTTCGACGAGACACCCTCAACGACTTGGTTCTGTCGAAGAGCCGTCAGGTTGAATTCGCCGAGCCGCCTTTCTGCACCGGTGGCTGCCGTGCCGACCTTCTCGATACTCGACGAGAAGTTCGTCACATGGGGCAGTCCGTCAGGACGGAAGCGAAGCGTGACTGTGAGGACTTTGTCTGTAATGCCCAAGATCGAAATGGAAGGCGTTCGGCGGAACGTAACAGCGCGACCAGGAGATCGCCGCGTACGTGACGGGCAACAAATTGCTTGTTGCGGCTTAGTGGTCGCTCCAACTACTCTGCTAACTGTGGTTGGTCAATTGAGCGAAGTTGTTGATCTGCACGGTCCTCACTGTCACTTAAACACGCGCGTACGTACCCCGACCGGGAACATTGCGGCAGACACTTGGACCCAAAACATGTATCTGTCGTGCCGGACCGTGCAGAACGGCCACGCTCAATTGGCCGGCCACGCTGTACATCGTGACTTTCAGTCTTGCGAGGTAGGCCACTCGCAGGAGACATGACCGGTTTGGCCGAGCAGCCAGCTCCTTTTGCGGCAGGTCGGTCGGATACGACAGACGAGAATGCGATTGTCAGTTACCGCGAGATTGATTGTGCGCGCGCGCCCGCCGGGTCCATCTAACTTCACGGGTGTGTTGCCGAAGCAACACTTTCGCGGAACTGGGTTTGCTGGACTTCGGACCGTCGTATTCGACTGATCTCCGCACCAATCGACGATCTGGTGACACTCAACATGAACTCGTACTCCACCACCGTCGCAAAACTTACTTACGTTTTCCGGCGCAAGAGGGAGACGGAGACATTCGAAGGAGTCATCGCCGAGATACCCGGTCCATATGCAGAGGGCGAAACGCTGCAGGAAGTCCGTGAAGCGCTCACTCATCGATTGCTACAGTTTCTCGCCTCTAACTGCCAAGCCATGCTCGGCGAAATGGGCGAGAGCGCAGTCACGGAAACCGTAACACTGACAATGACACCGGACTCGTTGAAGGACGACGTGGCTCGGCGAATTTGATGACCGTTAATCAGGTAATGCGCCTCACGACTTTCTACGGCGCGTGCCATCGTCAGTGCTGAGACTCTTATTAACCTCGCTGACGAAGATCCCCTCCAGAAACTCGAATTTCTCATACACCTCCGATTCCCGCTCTGCTGGAACGCCGTAGACACGAAACTTCAGCTCCAGCGAGTCGTGCGAGATGCCGATGACGCCCCCGGCCGGACCGAGAATCAGTTGCGTGAGGCACGAGCGGAAGACAGCCCACGGCAGGATGTTTTCTGGCAGCAGTTGGGGCGGCCCGGCCGACGCGCGCCGCGCCGCTGCTTTGCTGTTCTTGCGAGCAGCGGCGCGGTCGAGCCGTGCTTTGACTCCCGCGACCGCTCCCGACGCGCCAAACTCCCACCGCGCTCGCGCCTCTAGGTTTTTTTTGCGGCGGCGGTTGCGGTCTGTGCCACACCGACTGCTTCACCGATGAGCCACGCGAGGAGCGCCTCGTTGGGATCATCCGGGATGTAGTTCAGCAGAAGCCGGACGTTCTCTTCGCTGTATGGCATCGCCTCCTGAACGAGCTCGCCGCCCTTGTCGATCTCCCATTCGACACTCCGCCAACCGGCGAGCACTTGCGTCTCGACGAACTCGACGATCGACGCGAAGTCCTGCGTCTTACGCGTGACCGGCGCGCCCGTGATCTGGTTGTAGAGAATCTCTCCCGTGCGATCGTCGCGCACGAAATCCGTGCGTTCGAGTTGTTCCTGCATGGCGAGACACTTCGTGAGGTCGAGTCGATTGATGAGGAAAACACCGCCTGCATGAAACGTCCGCTCCACTGCTCCGCGGCGTCCGCCGCGAAATACAAAGACTTTGGATTCCGACACTCCCACCCTCTCTTTCTTTGGGGAATTCGTTGATTCGTGAAGTCGGTGCGTCAGCTCCACGTCGCGACGGGAGTCGCAATGGAGAGCGCGAAGTGAACGGGCGCGGTGCTGGTATGGACGACCGATTCGAAAGTGAATTTCTGAAGAAGGCCGTCGTCACCATCGAGCGCCGGACCTTTGGGCTCGAGCTGGACCTCGGGAAGCGTCAGCTGGAAAAACTTCGCGCCGTCCTGGAGCTTCGCCGAGAGCGCAATCAGCTCGCCGTTGAGAGCTTTTTCCCAACGTGTTTCGCTGTCGAAATACGCGGTCAGTTCGCCCGTCACTTCTGTACCGCCGAACGCGATTTCCGACGCTTTGCCGCCCTTGTTGTGCGGACGCTTGATGATCAGCTTCCGCTCGATCGTGACCGAGAGATCGGAGATGTCGCCCGTGTCGAGACCATCTTGGAGGATGGTCATGTTCGCGTATTCGGGTGTGTTGCCGATCAGTTCCGTAGCGGCCGGGTCGATCGACGCGGCGTTCTTGTCGAAGTTGCCGCTGCCCTCCGTCGCGAGATCGAGCGTAAATTCGCCCTCGACAGGAATCTTCAGCGCGACGCGATTGAACACATGGTCCGTGTGGCGATAGAAGAGACCCGAACCGAACCCGACCTCCCACGTGTGATACAGGACTGTTTTCGTGAGATCGAAGGTGTACGGCGTGATGCCGCCGGTCGCGGTGCCGGCCGAATAGCCGCCGCTGAGACCGCGCAATGGCAGAAAAAGAAATTCGAGATTCGGCGCAAGCGGAAGCGTACCGGTCGACTTGTGATTGCCGAGTGCGAATTTGCGCTTGTAGCCGTCGCGGTAGACAGCGGTCGATGTGATCTTCGAGCGCGAGTGCTCGACGTTCGCCGAGGCCTGGCGCGGCACTTCGTAGAATTTCGGTGAGGCTGCTTGCGTGCCGAACGCCGTCTGTGCGCCGACGCGCAGCGACACGTCCTCTTTACCAAACACGGATGGACCCTCCCGACACGCCTGTCGCGTGTCCGTGTGGTGCGGTTGTCATTGCGCCGCCTGTTTCAGGCGGCGGGAGGCAGCTCGGACTCGCTGCCTGTGTGGGCGGAAGGCGTGGAGTCCTCGAAGTCGCTCACGGCGACGAGGACTGCGGCAACGCCTGCCGGAACGCGCTTCAGCTTGTGCGGTTCAAAGACATAGCCGCAGCGACGAATCAGCGGATGTCCGCCGCGATACGCGACGAGGCGCAGCGTGTTGTCGGTGGTATCGACGATCGTGCCGCCTTCGTTTTCCAGCTGCTCGATCGCCGCCTGCATGCCGTCATCTTTCGTACGTTTCCCCATTTGAAAGTCACCCCCTTTCTGCCGTCAGGATTTCGGCCTTGGTCGCGAAGAAGACCTCGTAGGCCACGCGCTCTCCGTTGGTCATCACGAAGTCGTCGCGTTCGTAGTCGAGCGGTTTCGTGGCGCCGTCCGGCGTGAAGCCATCGAGACGGTCGATCAGCGCGTCGAGCACTTCCAGCGCGGTATCCGATGCATCCTCTTCGGAGAAGTAGTCATCCGCGACGACCACGAATGACAGGCTCACATCGATGAGCTTCTTGCGGCGGTTGGCCACAATGCGGCCCTTACTTCGTCCGCCGTTATCGACCGCGAACACGGCCGGGACATTGATCGCTTGCCGCATGGCGGCCGCGACGTCCTTTACGGTGCCGGTCTCGACGACGGCGGGCAGCTGCTGCACTTCCGCGATTGCGCTCCGGCGGATGCGCGTCCGGATGTGCAAATCACTTCACTCCGACGCACGGCGCCGTCACCCGTCCTCGGCGGCAGTCAGCACAGCGCTCGCCGCGAAAGTCATCGCGGAAATTGCCGCACTTGTGACATTGCTTCGGGTATGGCGGAAGCTCGCCCGCCGCTGCTTCATCGATCGTCAGGCCCGGATGCCATTCGAAATGCGGCGTGTCGCAGAGGTGCTCGTCGGGATCACTGGCGACCTCGATTCCGTCGCCGTCCCAATCGTTGCCCCACCGCACGTCGGGGCAGACTTGGCGGAAGACCGCCGCGAGCTTGCGATAGAGCGCCAGGTCGTAACGTGCGTCGCGGGCATTGAGCGAGGAGCGGAACGCGAAATCGACGGCGAAGCCGAGGGTGTGCCACGACTGTTTGGGCTTCGCGTTCGTGATGTGATGGTCGTGCCAGTCAAACGCGGGAATTCGGATCGCTTCATTGCCGCACTTGGCAATGACCATGTCCTCGTGCTGTGAAACGGAGACGGTGAATCCCTGATAGGTCGCCGTGTCGCCCGGCTTCAGACGGCCTTGCGCGTAATAGCAGGCCTGCAGCTCATACGGTCTGCGGCTCGCGGTGATGAACGGATAGATGCCACTCATGACCGCGCGATTGATGACTTCCCTGACGATGGACTCGAAGTAAGGATGAAGATCGGTCAGATTCCTGGAATCGGGCAAAGGAGTTTCCTTATGAGGTTTTGTCGAATGCGTCGCCGAGGTATTCGCTGAGCATCGCAATGACCATCGCGATGTCGTCCTGGCCAAAGCCGAGAAACGGGCGCGCGATCATCGTTACCGAACCGACGAGGAGAAACAGGGCGCGCACGGTATGCTCGCCAGTCGCTTGGAAGAGGTAGAGCTTTCCATGTACGCGCGCGACCCACGTACGACCGACACCTTCGTCGGCAACGTTGTAGTGAGCCGCACGGCGTCTGTCTCGGCCCTTGCGAGATAGCGTGGACTTTTCCGGCTCGCCGAATTCACCGCCCTCGGCGCGCAGTGGAATCGTCAGGTACTGATGTCCCGGCTTTGGATAAATCGAAAGTCCGAGTTGATGAACCCGTGCCTTCTTATCGGACGAGTAGAGGTTGAGATTGCCGTCGCTTACGTCATAGTGGATGCTGCTTCTGAGCGCATTGGTTTGTCGTAGTGTCTGCCCGCCCTCGCGTTCGGCGCGTCTGGAGCGTTTCCAACGCTCGCCGTCCGGCCCGGTTTCTGTTGCGAACCGCTTCTCGATTCGCCGCAACATCTCCTCGCCGATGTCGGCGCGAACCGTTCTTGTGTCTTTTGCGGCAAGACCGAGACGATTGATGGCCTCCTGCGCCGCGCGCAGGCCGATGATTTCGAGCTGTGCTGGCAATCAGAAGGACGCGAGGGCTTCGTCTGTGAATTGGGTTTCATCGGCGACGGTCTCAGCCCCGCCGCTTGCTGCCGGTGCGGCTGTGCGTTCCGCTGATCCGGCGAGCTTCACCGTCCGATTACGGCTTGCAAGTCCCTTCAGCCACGCAATCGTGGCTTCATAGCGTGTGCGTTCGATCTCGCCCGTATCCCCTGACATCGCGTGGGGTCGCCGACTGAGTAGTTCCCAGGCCGCCAGATCAATCGCCACTTTGCGCACGACGATGAAATCCGGGGAGTCCTCCGCAATTGGCGTCGAGTAGTAAACGGCCACGTATGAATGCAGCACGGCCTCAGCCTCAACGATTTTCTGAGCGACGAGATACGCATCGATGTTTCGGCCGGTGACGTCATCGGTAACGGCGGCAAGTGTGCGCGCCGTGAGGCGAGCGGCGAGATCATCGACCGTGATTCCGTAGGCACTGGGCGGCGGCTGCGGGAGCGGAATCGGTGGCGGAAACTCGCTCACGACTGCTCCGTTTGATGGCGTGTCTGTTGATTCTTCAATGTCGCAATCTCGTTAGTCGGCTTGTTGGTCCGCTACTCGCATCGTGAAATGCAGTCGGTCTGGGGGATTTCGGCAATGTCGGGGGTGTGCAAGGAAAGTCGCTTTACGTGTCCGTTTTGCCGGACCCCAATCGAGGTGTGCGAAGGGTGGTTTGCGTATGAGCGGTCACAAGTGCTGATGCACTTCGATGCCTGTGCTGCGCGTCCTTCCGCACTGACACGCGACGATCTGAACCAGCTTGCAGACGCAATGGAGGCTAGGACTTCACAGAGTTGAGAGCCGCGACGACGAGTGCGGCCAGCTCGGGAAGCGGTATCGCCGCAATACCGTCCGAATCCAGCACGCGGTCGCCGACCCGATACCGCTCGCCCTCGCGCGTGACGACTTTGCCGTCAAGCGCGATGTCCATCACGACGCCTCGCGCCTTCTCTTCACTGGCCGCACTCGGCCGGACCGGCGCATCGGGGTCGCGAACGGCGCCGATCTTGAGCAGATGCTCGATCGCCGCTTCGCCGCCGACTTCTGCTGCCGTGACGTGGCCGGACGCGCGTCGCTCGCGCGTTTCGCCCTTGCCGAGCACGATCGCGTGCACCACCGGGTATTTCTTCTCATCATCGATCCGCGCCGCGTCCCGCTTGTCGGCAAATGCGATGCTTTTCTTGTCGTGAGCTGCCATTCGAGGGTTCCTCTAGTTATGGATTAGTTCCCGGCGACACCGGTCGCGAGCACGAGCCGACGGTTCGAGACCTGGACGAAACCGAAGTTGTCATCGACCGCTTTGATGTCGCAGGTGTGCCGCTCATCGCGGTACTCGGTCACGACCTTCGCGCCGTCCACACGCGCAATTGCAGCTGCGACGGGATCGCCGATCTGCGCGTCGTCGACTTTGTAGTAGGAAACGGCGACGTCGCCCCACAGGTCCGACATGACCGCCGAATCAGGGTCCTCGGCGTCGAGCATGTCGGTGACGTACATACCCGAGAACAGCTTGACGCTGCGGCAGCCGAGCATGTTCGCGATTCCGACTTCGTTTGCCACGGTGCCGCGCGCGAAACGGTCAATGGTCTTCGGATGCTGAATCAGCGCGAGCATGCCTTTCGCGCCGAGGGCAATCGAGAGGTCTTTGAAGTCCTTGCCGACTTTGTATTTGAGCGTCGTGAGCCAGCGCGTCATGTCGGCCCACGGATCGGAATTGAGTTTGTCCTGCCACTGATTCGCGCCCGTAAGAGCTTCGACGCAACCGGACGCGTAGCGCGTTGGGTCTTGCAGGATGGTCGCGATCGAATACTCCATCCATAACTGGATGACCTGTTCGCCGAGCTTCACTTTGTTTTCCTCGTAGCGCGCGCGCACCTTGTCGGGCACGGCGCGCCGCTCGCGGTCGTAGATCGCCACCTCAACGCCCACCTCGTCGGTGGCGTAGGTGCCGAAGCTCATCGTTTGATTGATCCGCACGCGAGGCGACATGAACGGGCGGCGGATTTCGGGGTAGACCATCATCGCCTCGGCCCCGAACTTCGGAAACTTCCCTGCTTCCTGTGTGGTGTCGATGATCGGCGCGATTTCGGTAACGCCTACAAACTCCGGAAACCGGTACCCGGTGACGAGGTTCGTATTGTGCTCATCGACATAGCGCAGCTTTTCGAGCTTGCTGACGGCCAATTGATTGGATCTCCGTGGTCACACCCCGAATCGCGGAGCGGTGTCATAAGAGACAGCTCGCGCATGACGGGCGCGCGATGCGACTCCGCCGGGGTGTCGTTATTGGTTTGTGTGCGATTACGGCTTGATGTAGCCGCTGTCGAGGAGCTTCGCGCGACCGAGCTGGCCGGTCACTCCTGCGAAGGTCGCGTATGCGCTGACAACCTCGCCGGATGCGGCGCGATACCACTTCGCATCCGATCCGGCCGTCAGCTCGTCAGTCTCCGTGACGTTCTCGCCATAAAGGACGTTCTCTTCGCCGTTCGTTCCGACCGTGATGCCTTTACCGGCGGCAATGCCTGCGGCATCAACTCCGTCTACCGCGACACCAAACGCACGTGCGCCGCGTACGGTGATCGGGTTGCCTCTACGATCGACTGCAAGGCCGATCGTTACGGCGACCGTTGGAAAGCGCGGTACACGTAAGCCCGCAATGATCCCTGCGTTTCTTGCCATGAGTGGGGATGCGTCTCCTATGAGCGGCGCGATGCGCGCCTCGGGTGGTTTGGGATTGCGCGCTCTACGCGGCGCTCTTTGTGTGCCGCTTGTGGTAGCGGCTCGTGGCTTCGACGTAGTCGCAGCCTTCCGAGGCCGCAATCGCGCGAATGGCGGCGGCCATTGATCCGGAGGATTCGCTTACCGGGAGCGGCTGTCCGCGCCAGACCCTGTGCGTAGCGATTTCTGTCGTCCTGGCGTCCGGTGAACCGGCGGACTCGTGGCCGGCGATCGGCGACATCGGCACCGTTGCTGCGGCGCGTGTGCCGGTGATGTTGGCGATCATTTCGAGCGCAAGCGTCTTATCCGACTTCGCGACTGCCCGGATGTTCTGCCGCAAAGCGGGGGACAGTTTTTCGAGGTTCGCCGCAATCACCGCTTCGACGTCGTTCGGATGCGCGGATTCGAGTCGCGAGGTGAGATCGGCCACCGTCGCTGTCAGCGCCGCGATCGCGGCATCGTGCTCGGCCTTCACAACGACACCGGTTTTCATTTCGGTGATCCGCGCGACGATGACATTCGAGTCGGCCGAGGCATCGAGACCGAGTGCGGCGGCAACGGGTTCGGACGCGGCCGGAATGTCATTGAGCGGCGCCAGTTGCAGGTGCGCGAGGATCGACTCGTCGGCGTTCGAAGCGGCGACCGTCTCAGCACCGGATGCTGCAAGAGAATCGACCACGGCTTGCAGCGCGGCGATCTTTTCGGCGGCGGGTGAACCCATGCGAGCCGCGAGGAATTGTGCAAGTAGTTCTGTCCACTTCAATACTTGTTGACCTCCTTTCTCGTCAGGCCAGCACGCGGCGATGATCCGCGCCGCCACCTGCTCGGTAATCGGCTTCTGATGATTCGTGCGCGGCGTGTTCGTCAGCGCGCAGCTGTGTAGAGCCATGACGCGTAATGTCGTTTTGTCGTAGATCGCAACGGGCGAGTGATAGAGATACTCGCCGGCCGCGATGTGTGCCGCTGCGCGAGGGGTCCAGGTCACGCTTCCGACGAGTCCCTCGGGAGCGATCTCGAGGTCGGTGATGAACCCCGCCGCGATCGGCAGCTCCCCCGGCTTGCGGTATTCATCAATCGTCATGTGTTCGTAATCGAACACAATCAAAATGCCGCGCTCGTGGAAGTTCGCCAGGACGCTCTGAAACGACTCGGCATCCGTAACGAGCCCGTCGCCGTCTGCGAGCGGCCAGACGTCCGGAGGAAAGATCAGCACCTTTGCCGGTGGATCGCCGCCGATCGTTGCGGAGGCCGCGCGGTATGGCGTGAGGGGTCCCACAGCGACCGCGAGCCGCGTTGCGCGCTCGCGCGCGAGAGGGCCGGAAGCCATTACGCGGCCTTTGCGTCCTCAATGCGCCGTTCTGCGGTCGTGAACGACTCGCGATCGCGCTCGATGACGATTGCGTCGAACCCTTCAGCAAGCGCTGCGAGCGCTGTGGTGCCGCTGCCGCCGAATGGATCGAGTACAACTCCGCCCGGAGGAGTGACCAGCCGGACGAGGTTCTTCATCAGGTCGAGCGGCTTGACCGTGAGGTGGTGGTTATACGCGCCGCGTTCCCTCTTCGCCGGTTTCGTGACGTAGAAAAATCGCGAACGCTTGCCGAGTGCTTCGGCTGCTTCCTCATCGAAGACGACGTTCGCAGGAAATCTTCCTTTGGCCGCGCTGCCGACTGCCCAAGGCGTCTCGCCCGTTGCATACGGAATGCGGCAAGCGTCGATGTTGAGTGCTCCGATTCCGTGCGTGAGAACATGGTCGAGCAGCGTTCCCTTGAATGGCTTCCGGGCAAGCACAATGGGCTCGTATGCGGGCTTTAGAGTCGTTCCCCAGCCATCCCATTGCTTCGCCGCGTCGGTCGCCGGCTCCGTAATGGCGAGCTGAATGGCAACCCGCCTGCTCGGGTTGTAGAGTGTCGTGCCGGCGGTGACACTCGCATTTCGATAGCCGATTGTGGGCCGCTCCGCGCCAGCTCGTCGGTCGATGGCTTTGCTGACATCGAGTGACTTTGGAAAACCGGACCCGTACAACCACATGAGGCAATCCCGAATCTCGAACCCTGCGTCTTCAATCGCGACGGCCATGCGGTGATACGTGCGTGAACCGCCAAAGGCAATCAGGTGGCCTCCCGGTTTTAGTACGCGCAGCGCATCGCGCCACAGATCGACGTCGAATGCGATGCCGGTCGAGTCCCACTGTTTACCGTCGAGCGCCAGTTCGTACGGCGGATCGGTCACGATCGCGTCGATTTTTTCGTCCGCCATCGATCGCAACGCCTCTCGACAGTCCTTGTGGATGAGGCTTACGTGTGGAAAGTGCTTCTTCAGTTGGGTGAACCTTTCTTGATGGATTTGTTCGAGGTGAGCAGACCGCGACGCTCGGCCTCGGGCATATCGTGGTCGTAGTAGTAGCGCGCCCGCATCAGCCAACCGTTCGGCGCACGATCGACGACGATCGCGACAAGCCGGTTTCCTGTGATGCGGTACAGGCCGATGTACCGGCGCATGAACGTCGTCTCGCCGGACTCGCTCTGTACCGGGATGAGCCACGCCTCGTAAGGGTTCTCGATCGTAGGTATCAGGAAGCGGAAATAGCGCGAGGTGTCCGGCCGGTCGGCGTAGATCGCGGCGAAGCTCTCGCGTGTGACCATCACTCCGTCGCCCGCGTGATCCGCAACGAACACGGAGGAACCGTCGCGCGGCATGCGCATAGACGACCGGAATTCCTCCCACGCCTTCTTTTCAGCGGTTCGCAGTTGGACCGGCAGGAGAAGCTCGCCGCGCGCGATGTGTTCCGCGGCGGTCTGCACCAGAGGCGCGAGACCGTAGTCGGCGGCCGTCTTCTTCCCCACTTCTTTCCTTGTCGCTGCCGCTGCTTCCGTCGCGAGGTATTGGCCGTCCGCCGCAAAGATCGACGGATCGAAGTCCCACCCCGAATTCGGCATCACGCGCGCCGCCTGCCCCGTTTCCGGGTCTTCAAGGAACGGATACTCGTCATCCGGCGATCCGGCATAGAGGCGGCCGGATTCCCGCGCCTGTTCCTCGGTCATCGTGGTGATGTCGATGTGGCGTTCGCCATGATGATTTGGCGGCCAGATTCGTTTCGCCAGCAGCGAGCGCAGCGGAAAAACCAACCCTTGCAGGCGTCGGCAGACCTCGGTCGTATGCGAGTCATCCGGCCCTAATGGGTATTGCCCGTACGGCCGACGATCGGCCACGCCTTCCCCGACGATTTGCCGGTATCGCGCGGCGGATGCGACGACGGCGTTGTTGTTGCGGAAGACGAGATCGAGCCGCGCCTTCGACAACAACATGCCGCCGTTGGCTTCGATTAGGTTCGCCAGCTGGTCGTTGAATTCGGCCATTGGCGTTCCCTCTTCGATTTGCCTGATGGCTAACTCGTGCGCCGCCTGAAGCGCGGAGGTTTTGAGCAGGCCGGCGATGGTGAATGCGCGCATGCGCGCGTCGTTATCGAGAGCGGCATAGAACTCCGGCTGCTGCGGCTCGCGTTCGCGCGCAAACGTGGTCGCTTCCGCGAACGGCTTCAGCATCGGAGGGAGCTCGGGAACGCTCATGCAGCCGTCGCCCTCCCAATCTCATGCGTGGCGACGGTGGCGTCCCGCACGATTGCCGCCGTTTTGATGTTGGAAATCTCATCATACGATTCGTACAGAGCATCGACGAATGCCTCGACAGACTCAGAGGCGGCGGCTTTAGCCCTTACGATCTCGGTGATTTCCTTTAGTGCGCGAGACGCCAGACGCGATGCGAGCGCATGGACGTCGTCCAGAGTGCGAACGACAGGAACGCCGTCACGCGCAACCAGCGCGCGAGCTTCCGTCGTACGAGGCGTGTCGTTGCCGTTATTCCCCGCCGCGTCATTCGGAACCGCTGCCGGAACGGAGACGCGCCGAACCGTTTTCGTGATGCCGAACTTCTGACGAATGAACTCGGGATCGATAGCCTCGCCCGAGGCCGCGAGCAGATCGCTCGCGATTTTGAGCGACTGCGCGGTGTTGAGAAGGTTTTCCGGTGCCTCGTACGCGAACTTGAGGATCGGCAGCAGCGGCTCGTACTGCCATCCGAAATGCCACCCGACGAGCGGCCGAATGAGCGCATCCCGCAACGTGTCCGCGAGGCCGATCGCATAGGCCCTGCGGTTGTCATCTGAGACATCCTTGGCGGCGTTTCCTGCCTGTAATCCCGAGCCGGTGCGAGCGTCCGCGTTGAGCGCGTGGCCGAGAACAACCTTCGAGATTCCCTCTTCGCACTCGCGTTTGAGGAGCTGATAGAGGTTGACCGTGCCATAGCGCTGGGCCTCTTCCAGGCGAATCTCGGTTCCTTCCGGGAACACTCCCGCCGCATTGACGCCAAGCTCACGAATTGCTTCGAGGATTGCGGCCTTGTCGTTCTTGTCTTGATAGAAGCCGATGCGGAAGGGCTTGCCGTATAGCTCGCCGAATCGGACCCACTCCGCGTATGCGAAGCGTTTGAATGAGAACAGCCATGCCAGCTTCTCCCACAGCGGCTCGTCGTCGGCGCGATGGATGATGAATCCGTTAGGCGTGAGTGGCTCGCCTTGCGGCGCGCGAATCGTACGGAGGTGGAGCGCATTGACTTGCCGATTCCACGTCCAGCGAACGGGATCAATCTCCGTGAAGCCGATAGGCAGCCAGGTCTTGAAATCCCAAAGAATCTCGACGCCGGCGAGGGGCTTGACGATACCGTCGAGGAGCTTGACGAGCATCTGTGAGAAACGCGGAAAGCCTCGAAGGACAAGCTCGACGAAACTCCTGATCTCTTCCGCTTTCGGCGAGTCGTCACACGGAAGGACTTCCCACCGCAGTCCGGAGATGGACAACTTCATGGTCCGCGAGACGGCGAAAATGTGATCGTCGCGGCCGATGCGCTTACAGAAAGCCATGCGGTCGCTCAGCTCGCAGTTCGGCGATAGAACGCGCGACACAAGCTCCGGACTGACCTCGCGCACGACACGCGAAGACCATGGTTCGCGAACCCCGATCGTTTCGGCGATCCTCTCCCCAGGCGGACGAGACTCGCGCACGATTGGCGTTCCGGTCCAGTCCAGAACAGTCGGGGCGTTGGATGAGGTCGGAAGAGGCACGTTTAGCGGGATGGAAGTTGTTCGGGAACCGGATCGCGGTTATCCTGCCGAACCACATTTCATCGGTCCGGAGGAATTCATGAAAATCAGGTGTGCTGTTGTCGCAGTCGCTGTGCTGTTTGTGGGGATGTCATCTCAAGCGGCAGACGACGTACCTATGAAGCGCGGCGAGAAGTACGTCTCGAAAGTGCCGCTGGCAGCGATGAAGTTCGAAAACGTGAGTGCGTGGAATGGAAACGCGAGCTATAGCGCAGATATCGACGCAGCGTCTGGTGGCGTTCGCGTAAACGGCTCGGATCAGTGGCTCGCAGCCGGCTTCCCGACGACGACCGTGCTTACGGTACGGAAGATTCGCAATGATCGTGGCACCGGCCGGTTCGAGGTGGAGCTGTCCGGCGACGGATACGGCACGGCAGCCGAGACGTTCCGCTTTACGAATGTTGCTGAAGCCGCGCGCGTATGGCCCGATCTCTTTGTGCCCGCCGCGAATGCAAGCGACATCAAGGCTTTCCGCGATGCCGCATTTGCGGCGCTCGCAAAATCGACGTTCACCGGCCCTCTGGCAAACATTCCGGCTGACAAGCAGATTGCGATTCTCGCCACGGCGCAGGATGCCAAGGTGGTCTCGATCAAGCCTGAGATGTACAAAGAGAAGGCGTACCTCGGCGTCAATCTCGGCTCGGACGGCTACGTGTACAACACGATTCAGGTCAAGCAGCCGCAGCGCATTGCGAAAGCGCTTTCGCGCACTGTGTTCCCGGCGCTTAAGCAGATCAACAAGACGCTTGGTAAGTGTCCCGACTCGATGGCCGGGGTCAAGTTCTCTATCTTGACCTCGTACAAAAACTTCGTGAGCGAAGGCGACGCGGGCGACGATGTCATTCAGATGTACGTGCCTTGCCAGTCGATGGCGCAGTTCGCCGATGCCGACATTACGAGTCAGGCACTCGTGAACGCGTCGGTCGTGATCGTCAATGACAATCGCGTTGATGTAACGCTGAGCGAGTAGGTTCACAGAATCGCTCCTAACGCATCGGCCCGCCAGTACGCCTCGTCGGGGAAATCGGCTTCGAAGCGCACGTTCTTCGGAGAGATGACCTCGGCGAGGCGTGCGCTGTTGCCGGCCATTCCGAAATGGTTTTCAACCCCGCGCACAAAAGCGTCGATCTCGTTGCCGCGCGAGTCCTGTGTGCGGCTCTTACGTAATTGCTTGAGATGCCGCGCCAGGATTTGCAGCACCTCGCTGTCAGCTTCCGGAATCAGTAGCGGGTTGTCCGGATCAGTGATCTCGGAGCAGAACTGATTGAGCGAATCGTCGCGGTCGACCTTGAGGCACTTGTACCGTTTGCCCTCGTGCGTCTCATCGACCACGCGCATCTCGCCGGCGGCGAAGTCCTGTAAGACGACGATGCGCGGAAAGAGATAGGCGAGCCGGCGCGCACTCGCTGTGTGTGGCTTCTTATCGATGACAAGCCGCCGCACATCGAGCTTCTCAATGAGTGTCGCGACGCGCTCGACGAGGTGGTCACTGTCGATCTCTTCGAGCCATGTCAGTTGACGCGCGCGATCTTCTCCGTCCCGTGCGGGTCGGAGTTCATGGGACCAGAAGTGGCAGATATCGCCGACATCGACTCCGGCAAAACGCGGCGCGCCGTTGCCGCCGGAGAGTTTGAGCGCGACTCCCGCGCGCTTCATTTGCTCGATCTCCGCGTCGGTGATCGGCATCATTGCGCCTGCGTCAGGCTTTGCCAGCACAGAGCAGTTGAACTTTGCGAGCCACGCCTTACGCCGCTGTGCGCGCGTGTAGCGGCTCCAGATGTAATCGCCGTCGATCGATGACATCGAAAGCGCAGAGAGCTTGAAGGAGTACCGGCGATCCGCTTCGCGTGACGGGTATTCGGCGATCCATTGGCCGCGCGTCAGGTCGAGCGGCCGGTGGCACTTCGTACATACGCGCCGCGCCGATCCGTCGATGACGCGCATACACTCCGGAAAGGAGTCTTCGAGGATCTGATCGCGCTTCCCGCAGCGCTCACAGGAGACGGCGTAGCGATGTTGTGTACCGGTCTGATAGCGCGCGTCGATGCCGGCGCCCGGATACATCCCGACAGACAGATACATCTTGAGGCGCAGTGCGGAATGAGCGACGCGATCCTCCGACCATGTCGCGTTCTCCTCGTCGAGGAGATCAACCTCGTCGTAAATCAGCGCGTCCATCGGAATGGACGTCGCGTTTGCCACGGACTCGAGGCCGAGCAGATAGAAGTAGTGGCCCCGGAACTCCTTGAGACCCTTCTGATGGACGCCGCCGAGCGCGCCGTCCTTCATCGCGGCGCGGAGGAACCGCGCGGCCTTGATCATTTTGTCGGCGCGCGTTTGTCCGAATCGCTCTGCGAATTTGTCGGTCGGAAGGAAATAGCCGACGTTGAGCTGTCGACAGGACGTCAGATAGAAGGCAAGCGCAAGGGCGAGGGTTGACCACCCGATTTGCGCGGCCTTGAGGCCGATGATTTCGACGTCACGCTCCGGGGTCGCGATGACGCGCTGGAACAGCTCGACGAGTTTGCCGAGTGGTTCATGACCCGCGATCGTCCACGGCCCCTGATCCGTCGTGATTTCTCGTTCGAGGAACTGTTGGAACGAATAGCTTCGCGCGCGTGCCGTCACCGGATCGCGGTTGATCGATTCGGTGAGCGTCCAGCTCCGCTGACGACGCGCGGCCATTACGCGGCCTCCGCGCGCGTGAGAAGCGCCGCCTCGGCCGCATCCGCAATTGCGGAGAGGCGCGCTACGAGATCGGGATGTTTATCAAGCTCGCGCTTGATGTCGGCCTTGATCCGCTTGGTGGCAAGCCGGATCGCCTTCTCACGCGCAAGGCGAACGCGCTCGCGTTGCGAGGCCGCAGACGTGAGCGCTGCGACGGCGTACGCGGCCTCGTAGACTTCTTTATCGACCTCGCGTTTTGATTGGAGATGGCCGAGGAGTTTGGCTTGAAGCAGCGAGGCGTTCGCCTCTTCGAGCGCGAGTGCGTTACGTGAGTCGCCGGCGAGGAGTCCCTTCGCTTGCGCAAGGCGCTCTTTGAATTCGCGTTGCTGATCGAGATATTCGATCGCCCAACGGCCTACGGCAGACCGCGAGACGCTGAAACCTTCAGCCCTGAGGCGCGCGCGGATCTCGTCATATGTGAGCTTCGGTCGCTCGTCGAGCAGCTCGGCAAGCCTCGCGTCTGCGCCCGTCTTCTCAATGGACGAGCGTGTGTGGCGCTTGTGTTTGCCGCCTCGCTCACGCGCTGGCGTACGGAGATCGAACGGAGTTTTTGACAAGAGTGGAGAACCTTTGGCGTCGCGCGAATGGCGGGAACGGCTGCGCGCGGGGTGGCGGGAAGGGGCGGGTGCCTAGTTCGGAAGGACGCGACGAATCGAGGCAAAACCTGATTCGAGCCGGCCGACGACTTCGACCTGTTGTTCGAGCTTCGCGATCGATTTCTCGAAGCGCACGATGAGCGCCTCGAGTGTCTTATTCGTCACGTAGTTCTGCGCAAGGTCGATCTTCAACTCCAGATACCGCTGATTCACTTTGGCGTTAATCGCGTAAACGGCCAGTGAGACACAGCCGGAAAGCACCAGCCCGACGATCGTCTCAATGACAGCACGTAATTCGATGGTCATTGACTCTCTCCCTTCACTCCCTTTTGAGCGCCGGGCCGGTGCCCGGCTTGGCGGCGACGGAGCCGCCGATTCGTTGAACTGCAAGTCAAGAGAAGACAGGCGGGGCGGATATCCGGGTTGCAGGCGGTCCAATGGGGAGCGCGTAGCGACACGTCGGGAGCCCGGCAGGGGTCACGAGGAAGGCGCGCATCACCGAGGGTGCTGGTGAGTACGTTACGGGGGACAGGGCTTCAAACCGCTGCGCCGCGCTGACCTTCGCGATGGATCGCCTGCAACTCGCCCGCTGATGTGCGGGGTTTGCCGTCTGTTATGGGATCGGCCGTCGATGAGTTGCGGGAATCCGCCGTCCTGTCTTCACTTCACCTCGCGGAGCGGCATGCGCGCCCGGTGCGCATACCGCCCCGCGACTTTGTGTGTAGCGTTAGAACGTGATCGCCTGATTCGTCTGCTTGCGGAGGATCAGGTTCGCGGCCGAAACGGCGGCGGTCGCGAGAATCGCCGTGTTCGAGCCCGCCGGAAGCGTCGCGACGTAGTTCGTCGCGAACGATGCGATCGCGCCGAGCAGCACGAGGCCGTTCACGCGGATGGTGGTCGACTGATACCACGGCTTCGAATTCGATTTGGTTGCCATTACGAGGAGTCCTTTCGAGGGTTTGTCAGTTGCGCTCGCGGCGGCAGACCTCCGGCCGGAGGCGGTGCCAAAGGCCCACCGCCGCTCGCGCGTTGATGTGTAGGAGTGGTCGATTCGCTAGTAGGAGGTAGACAGGCTCGCCACGGCCTTTTCGTTGTTACGGGAGGAAGACTGCGAGTGGCTGCTTCGCGATGATCGGCCGTACGCGTGGCGCGTCACCATCCGGCGCTCCGATGACTGCGAAGCCGTACACCTCGCCCTGGGCTCCGCACTCGGTGCAACCGAAGCCGATTGTCCCGCGTGTCAGTTCGATGCGGCCCGAATCGAATTTCGTGCGGACGTCGTACCACGTGAGCGCGCCGTGCGGCTCGGTCAGGATGAACTCGCGACCCGCCACTTTGCCCGGTCGGGCGTCATCGTAGATCGTCGCCGTCACCCAGGCGCGCTCATTCGAGACGTTGAACAGAAGGAGCGCGGTCGAGTAGGAGCTGCCGTCCGGATTCGTAAGCTGCCGAATCTCGGTCGCCGCTGCGGTGTCGCCGACCTTCTGTGTGAGGATCGGCACTTCGAACCCCATCACATGTGCGCCCGCCGTCGATTTGAACGTCACGAAGGTTGAGCCGTCGATGTTACTGCCGCGGATTCTGATTGCGCCGACGTCCAACGCGTCAGGCGCAGGCGTAAACGGAATGAACGCCGACGTGTCAGGCGCGAGATCGAACGAGCGCCCGTCGCCCAGCGTCGCCACAGCCGCGAGCGGACGGTTGGTTGTGAGCTGAAGCAGCGTCGAGATGGTGTCGGTCACGCCGTAAACGGCATAACCATCAACCGACTTGATCGCGAGATTCGACGGTGCGGTCGTCGCGCGGATCGCGTCGGCGTTCGCAGTCATGGCAACCGCCGTGACCGCGAGCACGAGAACCACATTCAAGAACCGGGAACGAGTGTGCAATGAAGCTCCTTTTCTCTTTCGTCGTGAGCCCTACCGCATGACTCACATTCAACGATCGTGAATATAGGAGCCGTTTCGCGATTGTGCGAATACGCATAGGAAGGATGAGAAAGGAGAGAAACGCGAGAAAGAATCTTGCGGCCGGAGAGGCAAAAGCGGCGCTAATCGAACTTCCGAACGAGTGTTTCTACGAAGCCATAGATTTCATCTTCGTCTCGTAGCAACGTCTCAGTCTGATCATCGGCGACGAGCCGGCGATTCCCATTCTCGGGCCGATAGCGGCCGATGACGACCATTCCATCAATGATCGCCACGACCAACTTTCCGGGTTCTACCTCGGACGTGCGCTTGATCATCAACACGTCGCCGTTGCGGAGACCGGCGCCGACATAGTCGTCACCGATCATGCGCACGGCAATCGTGTCGCCCGTCGGAATGTCCGCCGGAAGCATTACCAAGTCGCCATCCCCCGATGTCACGAGCCGCCGCTCCCGGATTTCGGCGTTCAGCCGGACCGGGTTCGTCTGCGGGTTGTGACCGACAACCTCTAGCGATTCGACGCGTGAGTCTTTGTTTTTGGAACGGAGCGGGAACTCGTTCCGTCTGTTTGGAGGAACACGAGACCGATTTTTCCCCTTTTTCGGATTCACGGTCACCTCGTCCTTGGCGCCGATCACGTATCCCTCGATCTCGAACGGCGGCATCTGGAGGCCTCGAACGATCTCCAAAAAGACGGTCAGGGTAGGGTTGCCGCCTCGTTCGGTTCGCTTGAGCGTTTCCTCGGAGCACCGCATCCGACGAGCGGCAATCGTCCGTGACCAACCTTTCTGGCGCCGTTGCTGGCTGATGGTGCGCCCGAAGCGCATCAGAAAGGACTCTTCCTCTTCGGTCGGCAGACCTTCCTCTGCGCCTTCCGGCTCTCTCGTTTCCATCGGCGGGTCCGTCGCGAAGGCTACTACAGCAGACCCGTAAAGGTGGCTTTAAATCGTCATTTCGCAGGCGGTTGCATGTAGGAATACGCCGACAGAAAAGTTGTTGAGAAGGCTCGTCTCGTCGAGGTAACGTATTACCTAATACATCCACCTCGAAAGGTCCAACATCATGACGCTGCTTCTCTCGATCAAGCGATTGCTACACCTCGACTTCGCCCCGCGATACGCCACCACGAACATCGCCTCGGAGGTCGGTCGATGACCGCACTTCCGCAGGAACCGCAGCCACCCCGCCGTTGGGTCTCTGTGCCTCAGTTAGCGTCCGACCTTGCCCTCGATCCCGTTGCGCTCCGGCAGTGGATATGGACGCGTCACGTCGAGGCCCGCGAAGTCACTCCCGGCGTCTACGAGATCAATATCTATTCGCTTCCGGAGGACGACAAACGGCATTACTTCACCCTCTATCCCCACCTGAATCCGGCCGAAGCGATCGCGGACGCCGCCCCTCGTTACACCAACGCCCGCCTCGAATCGGTTCGGAGCCGCGCGGACGATCGCGTTGACGCCGTCCTCTCCTATCGTGCGGCGCGCGCCGCGCGTCTGCCGCACGAAACGTTCGCCGCCGTGGAATCAGCTTGGATTGACCACTACCGGCTCACGCATCCCGAGCTGAAAGTCTCACTGCGGTCGGTCAAGAATTGGGACGCCGACTTCGCGAAGTTCGGAATCGACGGCCTCGTGGATGGCAATGACGGCTCGAAGAAACTCGGCTCGACGATTCCCGAAGAGGCGCGGCAGCTCATTCGCGATCTCTACCTTCAGAAGCGCCAGCCGAAGCTGCGCCTTGTCTATAACCATGTCTGTGATGAGGCAGCGGTGCGCGGTTGGGGTGCGATGCCTTCGTACCGCGCATTTCGAAAGTATGTGAAGTCGATTCCGAGGATGGCGCGCATGCTCGGCCGCGAGTCGGCCGATTCGCCGCGCGACGTGCTGCCGTACGTGCGCCGCGATCCGACGAGCGTTCCCGTCTATCACACGATTCAAGGCGATCATCGCTGGCTCGACATCGCGGTCTCCTGCGATGACCACACATGCCGCCGCTGCTACTTCGGAGGAGCCGGAAGGCGGGTATTGGGTCACCGCCCCGTTTGGACCGCGTGGATTGATACGCGCTCGCGCTACATCGTCGGTCATGAGTTGTCGCTCGATGCTCCCGACACGCGGCGGACGCTTCGCAGCGTTGGACGAATCACTCTCGAACACGGTGTCGCGCCGCGATACTACGTGGACAACGGCAGCGATTTCGTGGCCGCGTTCGGCGACCACTCACCGCTATCGAAGTCGAGTTACAAGCATCAAAAGCCGACGAAACTTGCGCCTCGCCTGGCGGCATTGGGAAGCGAGGTTGTGTATGCGTTGCCCGGCAATCCACAGGGAAAGGGCATGATCGAGAGCGCATTTCGCTCGTTCGATGCGATGTTCGATCAGCAGTTCCCGATTCCGAACGAGTTTCAGGATCGCGACGCACTGCCGAAGGTCTCGGAGATCGCCTATCGCCTTCAACTCGCCGTTGAGAGATACAACATGACTCCGCACGGCGGACTCGGCATGAATGGCCGCACACCGCACGAGGTCTTCAGCGATGAGTCCCTTCGCGCACCACGCCGCGATGCCGATCCTGCTACCTTCGCACTTCTCTTCTTCGAGCCCGCCGGCACCCGCATTGTTGGACGGCTCGGCGTCCGGATCGATGGTCGCACGTATCGCCTGAGCGCACTCGAAAAGCAGTTTGAATATTTCGGCGAACGCGTGGAGGTTCGGATTTGGCCGGACGATCCGCGCCGCGTCGTCCTCTTCGATCGAAAAACAGGCGGATATATCTGCGACGCGGTTCTCGATGAAGTCCTCGCCACGTACGACACGCGCGACGACGTCACAAAGTGGCTGATCGCGAGAACCTTCCGTGACATCTATGCGCTGCGGCGGATGGCCGCTCGCGCCATCAGCGGCGACGTCAAGGCGCGCCTTGCCGAGCACGCGCGCGTGATGCTTGCCTACTACGAACATCTGACGTCCGGAACATCCGATAAGGCCGCCCCTTCATCCACCGCCGAGGCATTTGCATTCATGACCCAACTGCACGACGTGACGCGCGACCGCGAAGGGAAACTCCGCGACTTGCCCGAGGCCGAATGGCGTCTCTTCTCCGAAGCCGAGTTTCTTGCCCGCGCCTCTTACCTCGACGCGAACCCGAACCACCTTGCACCCTCGCCCGAAGACACCGCCGAGGATTCGGATGTGCGCACGAACATCGTTCGTCTCGATCACGGCCTCTGCGAGTTGTGCGGCGAACACGTCGGTCGCAGCCGCGTCCTTTGCACCAATCACGAAATCGAGACCGGCTTCACCGAACCCAAGTAAAGGAACCCGAACCGCTCACGACCCAATAACCTCGCTTCCATCCGCGCCCGGCAGCTGTAGGCAACGCTGCCGGGCGTCCAGTCCGGTCATTCAACCGCCGCGCGCCCGGCGTGGCGATTCCAACCCGCGCAGCAAGGTCTCTCACTCGTAGCGAGAGCCGCTTTGCGTCTGCGCGCCGATCAATCATCAATCTCGTGTTGGGAGGGGATTTCAACATGATGCAGTTGAATGCAGTTGCCTATTACGCCGAAGCGATCGGCGGCATCAAGAGCACCTTTGCGCTGGTCAGGGCAGCGCTCGCCGACCGCAGAGCGCCGGTCGCGGATCGGCTCGCAGTCGCGGGGACGATGCTTCTGAAAGCGTTCGCTTGCGCCATCGAAGGACATGTGCCCGTGCTGCGGACTTGGCGGCACAGCCCTCGGGCACTCTTTGAGTGCGCACGGTGCGAGACACTGTTCGCCATCTTGCCGCGCGTGATCTGACTCGAAAGGACGCCACAGACCCGACATGTCAGATAACGGAATGAAGTTGAAGCAACTGAGTCGTTACGTCACGGTGCAGGAAGTCGCCGCGAAACTCAGGATGGGAGTCTCAACGGTCTATCGCAAGATCGCAGACGGCCTCATTCCAGGCTCACGTCCGTTTGGTGGCACCGCCGTTCGAATTCCGCGCGACTGGTTCGAGGAGCACTGCAAGGAGATCGACCAAGCTGCAATGGACGAGATGACGATCGATCCCGACATCAGCCGCGCTGCCTGAACCGAATCGCATGCTTCTGAAAGATAAGCCGGACGCTCACCGCGTCCGGCTTTTTCGTTTTCGGCGGTTCTACGTCTGGTGGACGCGATTCACGTTCCGCGTCCAACTCGCGACAGAAAGGGCCGGCCGCCCTTGCCAACGAACCGACCGGCCGTGGAGACTCGTCGGCATGGATTCGGAGATCACAACTAAGCGCATCGGTTCGAAATGGCATGCCTTCATCGCGGGGCGGCGGGACGTGGACGAGACCGCGCTGAGCGAAGCTGCGGCACGCGAAAAGGCCAGACGGCTACGGCAGCAACTCGGAGACTGTGGAGCAAGGGCAGACCGGTTTGAGGGCATCTCGTGCGCGTTGGTGAGAGGGCATGAACCTGCCGTCGGCAGAGACATCGAGCACCGAAACGACAGCTTTGTCTGGTCCGAGCCGCGCCCCGGTCCTGCAAAACAATCGTGAAGTGGGATGAACGGTTGAATTGCGCGAAAGTGCCTGCAAAACACGGGTTTACTAACGTTGCCGTCCCGGCGAAACCCCGGAAATCCCGGTTTGCAGAACATCAGGAAAAACAACATGAAAGAGCAAAGTGCGGGCCGACTTTGGGGGGGGCGTCGGCTGATGTGACTCGGTCACGACATCGCTCATCCCTTTGGAAGCTCAACGTGGCACGCGTGATACAGCCGTCCCACCGGGGCGCTGGGTAGACTCCGAGAAGATCAAAGGATCGAACTGAGTCTGCAAGATTCTCAATCCGTTCAGCGCTTCGTTTCGCGCCGAGATCAGCACTCGAAGTGTAGGTGCGTCACTTCTCGATGCCGCGGTCCCGAAGCTCCTCGCGTTGTTCGTCAGACAGTTTTCGATTCATTTCTGCCGCGTCGATGACGATCTCTGTCGTTCGCTGCTTCGGGTGCACAAATGTGCGCCGGATTGCTCGATAACCATCTTTCTCGATCGTCAGCTCATACCGGCCAGCATCAAGGTTCAGTCGGGAGACAGCTCGCCTCGAGTGTGGAAGTGTGCGTGCAAAAATGCCCAAAAACGCGCTTCTCTGAACCACGCCGTCGGGCCAGAGTTGACCAGCGATCCGCCCGTTGACTTGAATCGATGCTCCCGCCAGTTCGAGCGGTGCATAGACGAAGACGTTCGCGTCCTCCGGCATTGTCTCGACGGCAACAGTCGCCTTGTATCGTCGGAACATATCTCGTGCTCAGTCGCAGCGCACTTACGTCGAATCCGCCTGCGTATACCGCCCACCTCATCAGGTGCCATCTGAAAAACGTTATGACGGCCTGTCACCGGCGTTCCGGAGGCGCAACGCTGGGACAGAGCTCCGTCTGCGATCCCGACCATGACGGCAAGTAGGTGTACGTGTTCGCGGTCCACTTGTATACGCGGACAGGAGCGGCGAGCGTGGGTGTATCGGGACGGGCGTTGGTATAGGTGCGATCGCGAAGCACGATCTCAGGAACTCCATCATGGTCCAAATCGAACATTTCGGGAAACGACGATGAATAATCATCGAGTGCAACGGTCACTTTGCCGTCATGATACGAGAGGACACGAATGCGATAGGTATTCGCCGAGATCCAAACCGTTATCAGCGGGCCGGCCAAGTCTCGTGTCGTGAACATCGATACGAATTGCAGATAGTCTGCGTCACGTAACAGGACCCGAGTGCCATCGCGAATCGCCAGAGTGCGTTCGTGATCTATCCCTTCTGTCACCGTACAGGTCAAATCGTGACCGACGTGCCAAGTGGTCGTCGATACGTTGACAGCGGCGCTCGGCGCGCGCGCTTCTGCCTCGCACGTTAAAAAGAGTAGCGTAACAATGATCAGCAGAGCCGGCATATCGTCGTCATTTCTTATGGATTTGGTCCAGGCAGCATTGCGGAGTCGTACCGCCATTCAAGCACTCTTCGCATTTCAATACATTCTTTGAATAGCCGGGATACCGATACTTATCGAGGGCGTCCGCGTCCTGGGCGGCACCACGTGGGACAAACCTCCATTCACGCGAGCAGAAGAACTACGGATGAAGTATTCCGTTTGGAAGTGTAATCGTGGTTTTCGACCCGATTACCGTGAAACGCATTCAGTCTTTGATCCCATACCTGAACGTGCACGCGCTTGAACCATAAAAAGCCCTCGATGTTCTCGCGGCGTCGGACTGAAGAATAGACGAACCGCCGACGATCATCGCCGAGTATTACTGTCTCATAAGGAGGCCCAAAGAGACGCACGATCTCCACTTCAGATGTCTTTCAGTTCTCGATTGCACCTACTTTCGCATGGTCGAAGTATCGACCCGAAACCTGCGCAAAACGGCCGTCGCGATGAGAACATCGCACGAGTGAAAGCGCCATTAGCAAACTGACGAGTAAGTGCCGATTGGACATCATCATCTACCACCACGGGCGCCCAGGTGGTGGATTGCAGGTAGGTTGCGACGGCTGTAGTGGCTCTTGAGGTTTCCTCACTATTCGGCGCCACCAACAGCCAAATGAACCCAGTAGACAATAGGAAGTGCGCACGCGAACCACAGCATAGTCAGACCGATTGCGCTCAGGAGTGACCAGAGTGCGCGAAAGACAACGATGCCAGTGGACACCGACCATGTGGCCGCGAAGAACGACATGAAAGCAGTGACTACCAAGAGCCACTCTGCCGTGAGCCACACATTTGAGTGATGATATGCGCCAACAACGTAGACATAGTCGGTCGCGAGCCACAGCAAAAGGGCTCCGGCAGCAGCGATCAGATTCCGGAGAATCAGCGTTCTCAAAAACCCGGCGGACATGGCTGATAGTAACCCGCTGCGTTTGACGAAAAGCCGTTGGCATAGGGAAGGCCGCACCTTTTCACCATGCAGCGTGTGAACGTGTTGCTGTTCCGGCCAGTGCCGCTGCCGGTCGGCGCGTCGAATTCAGAATAGTCTTCGATTGGATATTTGCCGATCGCGTCATCCAGGCACGAGTCCCACATCGGATACCACGGGCCGCACCTCGTACTCGGATCAGGAATGTCACTCTTGTCATTCTTTCTCGGTACGCCGTAACGGTGCGGCGCGGTAATGCCATCATGCCGGCCGCCCGGTGTGAAAACAGCCCATGAGATTTTTCGACCATACAGCCCCCAGGTCCGCCTACCGCCACCGGTGTTTGATTCTATATAGCAGTGGTCGAAAAACAACCGCAAAATGGGAGCGTCAAATTGACGGCAGCAAATGCGCACGTCCAAGCCCGTCCGATCTGAGAATGCGAGAGCGTTCGACACGGCGTAGCGATACAGATTGATATCAGCCCGAGACTCCGAAAGGGTCCGCCTGTGTGTACCGCCCCCCGGCCCGCTGGGTACCACCGGAAAAACGTTGTAATTCGTTGTGT